GAGCGGTAAAAGTTTAATGCACCCGGCGTTGTACGCACTGGCATCATAAATCCATCATCAGGCACCATCAGTGGCGGGTCAATCTGCTTCTGCGCTGCCTTGATTGTTGTCTCAGACATCTTGTTTAACATCTTAACGTCAGGCAAGGCAGTCATGGCAGGCGAACGCCCATAAGTGCTTACGCTATCCTTGACAAACCGCGGACACATGAACGGAAATTCATCAAAGCCACCCTCCGACAGTAGCTCTCTCTTGTCAGCTAAATAATAAACAGAAGCGACAGGCTTCTGCTTTGCCAACTTGCCTTTCGCTTCTGCCCTGGGGAATACCGCATGAATAACCTCATGCTCTTTATAAGGGTCTTCCTCTAGGTCTTTTGCAACGTTGCGCGGCAAGCTCGCCTTTGGGAACTGCATCGCAATCGCACGCGCAGACAATTTAAACTTTCGATACACTGTATCAACACGACCATCAGGGTCTTCGCTAATGCAAATCTCTGCAACGTGACGGCACGCAAACCGCAAGCCATCCTCTTCAGCAGAAACATAAAACGCGCCAGTGCCAAACACCACTAAGTCATAATACAGCTCGTGGATCTCTTGCTGGAAGTTAGACCGATTGAAATGCTGATACATCTGATCCATGCACAGCTCCAACCACTCATTCGCAGCGTCATCGCGCTGCAAGCCCGGGCTGCGATACCGCATTGAAAACCACGGCGTGCTTGGAGATGTCAGCATGCCATGCAGGCTAGATGCCAACAGTTCAACAGCGTGAATCGCCGTGCCGTCAAAAATCAAATCAGTTCGCTTGTCGCCCTGCGTCCGCTTCTTGGTAATGTCAGCCTTGCGCGGCAACATAAAGTCTGCCAGCTCCTGCCAGTGCTTTTCCCAGTTTGTCCGCTGCGATTGCAACGTCTTATATCTTTTGTCTAAACGCGCAACGAGCGGATTAACTTGTACCATTAGCCTATCCCATAATTTGTCATTAACGTGCGCTTGGGGCGCACCTTCTTGTCCTGAATGCCAGCCAACGCGCCACCCTGCGTCCGTCCAGCCATTTTCTGCTGCGCACGCTCTAACGGATCAACTGTCGCCTGCCCCAACATCGCGGCAGGCTGGGCAGCGTTGCCGCCCATCAGTCCAGCTATATTCGTCAACTTCTTTTTCTCAATCAGCATATCATCCACCAATCAATGAACGGCGGCGGCGGGTCTTGCCCTCTCCCTCGCCAGGACCAAGAAGCCCACCAGACCTTGTTAGAATTGTTGCTCGGCGGCCCTTTTTCATCAACTCCAAAGCTTCGTCCTCTGCCTGACCAACAGATGTTTCCTTGGCTGCCTCATACTGCTCAACACCGCCAGCAGCCGTGCCGACAGACGCGCCAGCCGTCACATTGCCAGTAAAGTCTGCGCTGTCTGTAAATGTCTGCGTTGAAATGTCTTCGACAGCATCCAACGCCGCGTCTGTTGTTTGGTCTAGCACAGTGTCAGTGCCAGTTGTTGTAGCTGTGGTGTCTGTGTCTGTGCTTGTGTCTGTGGTGGTTGTTCTTGACGAACCGCTGTCATTGTCGCTGCTGCGCATGGCCTGCTGCATTGCGGCCTGACTTCTTGCCGAGCGCTCGGCAAGGTCACGATAATAAACATCATTTTTTTCTCTTGCCCCGATGTCCATCAGGAAATCGTCTACAGCAGAATTTTTAGGTTTAGCCTTTGTCCCGCCGTCAGTCCTAAATACTGATTCAGAACCCCGACCGCCTGTCGGCTGGCTAACCCTAATCCTGTCGCCGCTGTTCGTTCGCGAACTTGTGCTGGGCCTGTCACTGCCGCCGCCACCGCTACCGCCACCCCAAACAATCTGAGGCGCAAACCCTAATAAATTACGCAGCGTGTACTTCATCTGACCTTCCTTTATTCGCAAAGAAGCCTACACGCTTCCCTCTATGTCCATAAATCCTAGATACCATAGGATAGCAATTATACAAATACCTTTGCATCTCTCTGCTAATTGATAGTACATCAGAAAGACCGCCTGACGCAATCATATCAACAACAACAAGCATCTCACCGCCATCACGCGCGAAAATCTCAGGCCCGCTGTAGTCCCGGCTGTCAAACTCTTCCCGCGTCATAAATGCCCAAGTCACCAGACCAACGCATTCGTCACCCTTATAAAACGCACGATACTGATAATTTTCTATGGCAGGCAACAAACGCCACGCAATCGTGGCACATGGAAAGCTCTTATACGGCTCAACAGAACACCAAAGCCTTAAAGCATCCTCTTTACGCCGCAAATGGATCATAATCCATCACCGCCTTTGCTTGAGGCGCAGCCATGCGTCCTCGATCCTCTCGAATACCGACTGCCAAATACCTGAAAGCATCCGCAGCATGCGATGACCAATCATGGACAGGCGATGCCCTAAAGCTTCTAGTGCGCTCGTTGTACGCTCTGTGATACTGCCTAAGACATTCCAAGCCATGCTTGCACTTCTCTCTATCAAACCAAATACGCGGCAACAACATCTGTGCCGCATGTATGCCATCCTCAACTGGCAGCTTAGGAACAACGCGGAAGTTCAACCCCAAATCCCAAGCAACCTCTCTCCTACTCTTCCCAGACCCAAGCTCCCGAACCTCAATATCATGCGGGGCATTGTGATCCTCATATAGATACCCCTTGCTGTTCAAAACCTTGCAGTAGTGAGGCAACCCCTCACCTCGAGCTTCATAAAAGTCTATAACATGTATAGCACGCCCAACCGTTTGCGTAAACCATATCGCAGTGCTGTCGCCAACGCCTAGATCAAACCATGTATCAACACGAACACTCGGATCATACGGAACATTCGTAATCCGACCATCCATCTGAGCAACTTCCATCTCTTTACCGTAAACCGCACCAGGCACATTCGCATTCCATGAACACTCAAATTCCTGCGCATACTGATCGGCAGTCATCATAACCCGAGCAGCCTCAAGCTCCTCGTCATCCAAAATGCCTGTCTCGCTCGCCTTGTACACAGCAGCCAGCCAATCTGGGTTCCCAGCTGCCTCCTCATACTTATCAAAAAAAGCATTGTGGCCCTTCGGAGTGCCAACGAACACGCACCACCCCTTGCGATCCGACAGCGCAGGCCGAATCACTTCAGGGAATACATTCTCTGGCATGTCGGCAACCTCATCCATCACGCAGCCATCAAGATAAATACCGCGCAGGCTGTCTGGGTTCTCAGCGCCAAGCAGCGATATTCTCGCGCCGTTTGGCAGATCGCACCGCAATTCAGTCTCGTGAAACTTCACATTCGGGATCTTGCCCGCAAATTGTTTTATATAATCCCACGCTACATTCTTCGCCTGACGATAGGTGGGTGCCATATAGGCAAACCGGGGGTTGTCTTTCGCCGACATCAAAGCATCCCGCAAGATATGGTTGATCGCCCAGACCGTTTTGCCAAAGCGGCGGTGGCAAACGACAACGCCCCAACGCTTTGCCTGCATCTCGTTGTGCAGCTTTAACTGCAACTCCCTCGGCTCATACGGTATCTCAATATGCGTCAATGCTCTGTGACCTCTTCCTGATCTTCGTAAATCAGTATCCCGTGTTTCTCCAAGATAGCCTCGTATACATCAATAAGCAATATCGCACATTCAAGCTGCTTTGACATCGAGGCAGATATGAGGATGCCGTGGCGCAAGGCTTCTAGGTGGTTGAGTAGTGCATGCTGTTCGGCAGTCAGAGGCTCAGTCAACATCCCGCTCCCATAGGTGATATATACGCATATAGCGGCGGGCGGTTTTTCGGGGGGTGGGGGTGCCGGGTTGCGCAAAATGCATAGCTTATCGGCAGTCGTATAACAGCTATTATGTTAAAACTCTTGCAAGCCCTTGATATTGCTGAAGAAAATATCCAGCGCAGCCATGCAGTAAATGCAAACCACAAGATGTAGTGGTTGCCCTGCCTGATCGCCCCGACTCCGAGGCAGTCCAGCCAGCCAGCTTCACGCGCGTAGCTGTCAATGACAGGATGTGTCGTATACACATGATTTGGCATCAGTGCTTTGTCGCCTGCTTGCTGTCTTCCTGCTCATCGTCAGGTATTGCATTGACCGCGACATCGCCGCCAGCCCAACTGATTGTAAACGTTTGGGCTTGTGGTTGATCCTCTTTCTTGTCGCGTACACCCCACGGCATGTTGCGTGCTAGCGTCCACTTCAAGCTGTCGATCTCAAGCCTACGCCGCTGAACCTCTGCATTGGCTAGCCTATTATCTTCAAGTGAAGGTAACGGCTCTTGTGCCAACTTGATGATCTGGTCTGTGTGATACTCACTCTGCATCACGCGGCCCCGACGATATATCTCGTACAGCTCTTCATCACGCAACACAGCTTGCATCACACCTTGGTATGTCGGCATGTTGCTAGACTTCAGTATGTCCTTGAGTGTTTCGCCAATAGCCAACCTGTCTGCAATCTTGTGCATCAGGTCTGCGTTAATCTTTACAGGTTTCTTTGCCATGTTATCCCTCAATGTCTTTTCGTAACTGTACCACAAAAAAGGCCCAGCGCAATGCTGGGCCAGTTCAGTGAGGCAGATTGCGCAGAAGGAAATGGGTAAAGCTCTGCGCCATCAGGTGCCATCACGTTATCACCAAGGGATCGGATCATCAAATGTTTTTCCTTTGATGTCGATGACTTCTGCCCCAGGGAATGATTGCTTGGCAGCCTTCTCCAGCTCACCCATCCAATGCTCCCGAAAATAACGATAAGCCAACGCAACCTCTCGCAGCGTCAGCAACTCCAACTCAGGCCGCTGCTCTTTGATCGCACGCCAGCCTCTACCGTCACGCATGATGCCGAACAGCTCGCCATCCACCTCAACCTCCCAGACATCCGTACACGCCTTCTGAGCGCCCACACGCTCGGCTTCCTGATCCATTGCCTGCAACCCCCGCACGACAACCTCACAGCGTTTCCTGCACTCTTCCACATCATTGTCTGCCAGAGCCGCATTCATCTTAGCCACCGCACTGCCATACTTCTGGGCCGTCTTGACATCTACCAGCTCGGGCAGCCTATCCGTCCCCCACTTCCGATCCATCTCGATCACCAGCCTGTCAACCGGGGCAACTGCGTAATCGCACATGATGGCATCCTTGCTCTGATTGCCATGTAAGATCCGATCCGACTTCTTTTGTCTTTTAGTCTGCTTCATCTTCCTCACCTCACTAATCTTCCTCACCTTGAACCGAAGCCCTCACTTCCCCTCCTCACCTCTATGCATATACATAGAGGAGGTGAGGAGGAAGAATTTCAGGCGCTTTTTTCCTCACTTCCTCACCTCTTCCTCACCTTGGATTTTAAGGTGAGGAAGGTGAGGAGAACGCATCAAATTTCGTTCCATGTTGCTCCCTTTTTCATGTTCTCGATTGCCCAGAGCGGCTGCAAGTTTGAGTAGTGAAAGCACTCGCGTTGCTCGTCCTCATTGGCTAGGTCAAAAGCTGCGCACGGCTTAATGTGATCTATGTGCCAATCGCCGTGATTGTCCCATGTCATGCCGTCTGCAAATTGGCTTTCAAGATGCTTGCGCAGTTGCGGGATTGAGCAGCCAACGTACTTTAGACAGCTTTTGCTTTTGTCGCCATATCCATTCTTTAGCGCCTTCCTTATTCTGTCAGACACTTTCTGCCGCACCATGTAGTGCGTGTCGGTTGCCATGCGTTCGTAATGCTTGGCTAGCCTGTACGCTTTGTATCGTTCGTTTCGCCGTTTGTTTTCGGCTTTCTTTTCCTCATCTGTTTTTGCATGGTATCGAATAGACTTTAGCTCATTGCTTTTCGCCCTTACGTCAGGACGCGCGTGCCATCTTTTTCTTGCATTCTTTCGGGCTGTCGCTCTGCGTTGCTTTGACGTTAGTTCGCAATTCCGTTCTTTACATATCCTGCTGCAAAATCTCTTAAACTGCTGGCGCTTGCTTGTGATGTTAAAAAAATTGCAGCACTTTTCGTACTCACAATGCCTAATCATACTTCGTCCCATTTAATCATCTCCCCGACAACCACGCACTGCACATCTCTGCCCTGTCTTTTGTCGTACATCTCTGACAACTTCAGGACGTTTGTCTTCATCCACTGCTTGACGATTGCCTTGATCTTCGCCTTGTCTCCGGGCTTCTCCATGTCAAGGTTCAGCTCTTCGGCGACAGCATGCCCGACATACTGCTTGGCCTGCACATTCGCCTTGTACGGCGTTTGGTTGGCCTCTGCCTCTTGTACAAGTTTCTGTACGTTTCTGGCATTGTCGGCTGTCACGCCGTCAAACAGATCGGGCAGCTTAAACTCTGTGGCGACACCTATATGCTCGCCGTTTGCGATCTCTACGCCTTGCATGCGTCTGTAGACTGCCTTGTCTGATGGCGGTGCTAGGTTTGCCTTACCATCGTCTACTCTGAATATGCCGAGGGCTTCGTGTTCGTCTACGCCGAGCGCCATTGCGTCTTCTGGTGTGATCCTGTTAATCACTCTGGCTGCCCGGGCTGCCCCGATGAGAGATCCTGCGCCTCTTACACTGTCAATCGTTGCGTCATCGCCGTTGCCTTTTCTGATGTGATGCACGAGCTGGACAGAGCTGTTTGTGTCTCTTGCGAGCTTTCTGAGCATTGCCACGACTGCTTGGATGCTGCCGTTGTTGTTTTCGTTTACGAGGTGCGCCGATACAAAAGGATCGAGGATGACTGCGCCGATTTTGTTTTGCTTGATGACGCGGATCATGGCTGCCAGCATGTCATCGTTTGTAATCAGCCCATCCCTGCCTTCTGCCGCGAGCGTGATCTGCATGGTATCCTCACCATCCATGAACAGCCTGCCTTTGATGTCCTCTGGCTTGATGTCGTAATGCTGCATGGCTGCTATGGTGCGCATCTGCATTTCGCTGATGGGATCTTCTAGGTTGATGATCCAGACGTTTGTCTGTTCCTTGACCTCCACGCCGAGTAGCGGCCTGCCTGTTGCGATTGCGAGCGCTTCCACAATGATTGCGCTTGTTTTACCAATGCCACCTGCCGAGGCTGTCACACTGATGTACTTCTTGATGTAGTCGTAGCCGTACACCCACTCCCTGCGCGGCAGCGTGAGTGCGTTGAACATATTGTAAGGCGTGGGCCATGATTGCATTGCATCTTCGTCATCTGCATTACTTATGGCTTGGTTCTGCTGCTCCATGCGTTCCTGCACTGGATCTGGCGGAGGTGTCCATCCTTTGTTCCTTGCGCCGTCTATGGCCTTCTGCACCTCTTGTCTGGTGTCGTTTACATCATACCCGGCGAGCGTGAAGCTGTCTGTGATGGCGTGGATCTCTTCGTCTGACAGTCCTTTCGTGACGTATGATCCAACCAGACGCACCATATTTATGTGCCAATCGTCACCAGCTAGCACGTTTTGCGTGACCAACTGCCTGTCCATTGCTTGCTGTCCCAAGTCTATGCTAATTGTGCTAGCAGGCTTCTGCTCTGCCTTTGGGAATGCACGCATCAGGCGCTCCATTGGCTGCGGGTCACGATCCGTACTGAATTCCGTACGCATTGTGACCAGCTCTGGGACGTAGCCTTTGTCTTGCTTCTTTTGGTTGGGCCAAGAGACTGTGCCTGCCACGCGCATGATGCGGCTCGGGTTTATGACTGCCGCGTCTGTTTGCAGGCTGGCTGCTATAGACTTTTGCACATCGCGCCATGCGTCCATGTTTTTGCATGGCTCTTCCAGCTCCCAATATGCGTGGCCTCTGGAGAAAGGCGTTGTGCCTGTCTTGACTGACATTGTGAATTTGGGGCCAGCAAATGACATAATGTTTTCCATTGCGCCCTTTGTGTCTGCATCTGCGAAGCAGTAGAAGGCTGCCAGAATGTCTGTGTCCTTGGCGGCTTTGCCTGCTGGAATGACTGTGATTGGATCAATCGGGTTGATGCACATGTAGATGTTTGCCTTGGCTTTGTTCATGGCCTCGGCGTGTTCAACTGCTTGATCAATGTCTGCAAGATTAAATCTTGATGCGTTTGTTGATCCACCTTGCGAGATAGATCGTATTTCTATTAACGGCTGTCCGACTTGGTTCCAATTCTTTGTAATCTGTGATATGAATTGTTTTATGATTGCGGATTGGGGAGCCATTTCCATTTTGTGTTCCATTTCCAATTTCATTTTCTCCCTGTTGGACTTCCCCGGCGATAAGACCGCCGGGGATTTTTCTTAAAACTCCATGTCATCGTCTGCGGCTGCTGGTGCAGGCGCGGGAGCTGGTGTTGGCTCAGTGGCAATGCCTGCCGCAGCACCTTCTTTGAGGCAGTCGGGCTTGTCCACCCACTTGACAACTTCAAAGATCGGGTAGCAAGTCGAGCCTTTTGTAAACTTCAGCTCTTTGGCTTCCTTCATTTTGATGAGAGGCATTTGGCCTGCCGATGGCTGCTCGGTCAATAAGGGTGCCAAGTCTGCCAGGGCTGACCATACGCCTGCGCCTGCTTGTTCCCACATTGCAACCTTGCCGCCACCAATGGCGCACTTAACCGAGAAGCCTTTCTTGTATTCATCTCCCGGCTTTTGCATC